CTGAGTAGTAAGATGATGACACCCCATCCCCACGCCTCGCGGCGTAGGAGCGACACAATAACTCGTGTCACTGGTCCAGATCTAACGTCTCTAGGTAGACGACGTTAGGAGGACCACTAGGAATCACATCTACCCCCTCGAGTGTTACTCGAGGACAGGGCGACCAAAGAGTTCTATATAGAACTCGTCGGTCACGACTGGTGCACCTGGTTTCGCTCGCTTCGTCCGACACCGTAAAGTGTCGGTTGAAGCTTCTCCCCCGGTTGGTTCCGGAGGAGAAGAGCGGTTCCAATGTAAGTTGTGCCAAGCCAGATAACGGCCAGTGTCGTCAACGGTCCTATCATGTTTGCACCTTAAAAGTGTATTCATAGGAGGTCCAGACGACACCAACTGAGTGTCAACGGCAAGGTCACGACCACCCCAAAGGCTCTGAGGAACCATGTCGCGAAGGGAAATCCATATGGACTCCACATTCGTTGCATAGGCTCGATGCGGCTCAGCAAACGCCCAACGGCGCAGCTGATTGGCAACTCTGATCACGTCAGTTAGACGCGTCGGAGGCCGCTTCAGATAGAAAGGGGTTACATCAGATCCGAGGTAATAGTGACCTCCACAGGATTCCCGAAAGGGCCCTGTGGAAAAGCTTTTTTCCGCATTAAGAACGAAGCCAAACGTTCTCAAGACGAAGGAAGCCATATCGTACATCCCAGAAGGAATAACGATATCGTCACCATAAACGGATATGATGCCAGAAACGCCCTCAAAGTAGGCCACAGTACGCATAAGAGCATAAAAGATTAAACTTTCGAGCTCGAATGTGAAACCATTTCCCATAGAAGAGAACATTTCAGTACGGAATGTTGTCCCACAGGGGAGCTGCACAGACTGGGATCGAATATCGTTTAGATATAAGAACCAGTCCGACGGCAACAGCGTTCGGACAACCTCAATTGTGATTGTGTCGCTAGCAGATGACAAGTCAAGCGTTGCCAAGTGCCCTTCGGCACTACCAACGCGAGCCAGGTCTCTGTTTCGCGACTGATCATTAAGGTTGATACCGAAACGAAGTAGCTGACGACGAATGTGTCGCCCAACTCCTTTCTGGAGGAACATATTGACGTCAGGCTCTTTACAAGCGCATCGGTCAATGTCCGTTTTCTTCGGAACGGTGAACAATATGGCAGAATCTCTGTCATTAATAGACAAAAACGAACCATACTGCCGGAGCATAGGGGCCATACGATGGATCACATCAATATAGGCATATGCTCCCGAACTACAGTCGGCCACGCCCAGGTACTTGAGAGCTGGTAAGCTCTCACGCCTGGAACGGCTTGTGCTGGCACCGCCCGAAAACGTCCCCAAAACCAACTCATCACTGAGTGGGCCAAGGATGGACGCTATGAGGCGCCGACAGTGCCTAACGAACCGGGAAAACGTCACACGGGGAAGAATATTAAATCCCTCGTCCATATGACGTATACGGAGATTTGTCTCCGCATTTGAAAGTTCAGTCTTAACCCATTTGTCGATAGCATTTTGCCGACGATCATCTGGGCTAACAATCGAATCTTCGCAAAACTTGCTTAGATATTCGGATTGGAGGTACTGAAGTTCAAATCCCAGTTCGCCGTCGAGTCGCTCTGCGAGCGATCTGACGGAGGCTGACTCCGACTCGGAGAGGGTCCGGTTGGAATCTTTCCAACGTAAACCCCGCTCCTTGCGCTTTGATCGATGCTTCTGCATGCGAGAGATCCTTCTGGATACTTTAGCAGGAAAACCACAGCCATTAATATGGCGGTGATCAGATAGCAACCGGACAGTACATAAAGCACTACCGGACGCTCAGCAGACATCAGTAGATGTCACTCAGCCCAACGACCATGTCGTTGATCTGAGTCTGGGAAGCGGCGAGAGCGTTGACCATAAGGCCAACGGCATCCTTCCGCTCCTGATCCGTGCTGAGAGCATCGAAATTCGCATTGAACTCGATATATGCAGTCCTGACAATCACTGGGGACGAAACCCCATTGATCACCTGGGTCTGCACAATCGGGATCGAGAGTCGAAGCTGCGGCTTGTACCTTCCGTTCGAATAGGAGAGTCGCGCGGTAAACCGCGGGTTCCCTGCAGGAACGGCCGTCTTTTCAGAAAAGACGTGCACACCGTTGGCGTCATCGCCATCGGGCGAGTAGGTATGGGTAACAGGAGCTACCGCGCGGTCGTTAATGACCAAGTTAGAACGTGCAGACACGTTGTGTCTCCTTCTTTATATGGAGGAACCGGTAATCCGGCGTACGTTAATGAAGGCGGCCCAGTTGAAGCCAAAGAAGCGCAAGCGCTTTCAATGGACGATCTGAGCGTAGAGGATCATGATCAAACCAGAACCCAGGAAGTGGCCAATTAGAGAGAGTTTCTCTCGTATAACCATCATAACCTGTGGTCCCGGACGCATGCGAGTTAGAACTCGCGTACGAATCAATCGCGTTGTACCAATGCTCATATCGAGCACGAGTTTTGACGCGATTTGAGATTGATCCATTTACGAAGGCCAAGCCTGCGGGGGCAGATAGAGCGTTGAGGACTGGTCCTATTGGTAGGAGCCAGTCCACTACGAACGACCAACCCGCTAACTCCCAAGCAAGAGCAAGGGGGTTTGCAAGCCCTAATTGATTTAAGGTACGAACACCGGCCCAGTTAGGGTCGATTCGCGCCCACAGGGTGCATGCAACGCGCGACTCCATAGCATGTGACGAAACTTTCGTCGTAGCGCTAAAAGACGCGTCATTGAAGGTCCAATCTGGATTATCCAGCTTAACCTTTGATGTACCTGTACCTCGTAAAAACAGAGGGGCATCGCCCTTCTGCTTCGCGAGCTCAATTAGTCCATAAATATCTTGGACGAGTGGTTTCCACCCGTAGACATATTCGAGATAACGCTGAAAAGCCCAATCCGAAATCTTCCCGCGAACATACATTTTACGTAAGCTCGCGATGGATTCGCGGAGAAAAGGCTTCAGAGCTCTATCTGCATGGCACCGACGGAGTGATCCGATCAGTGCCGATGCCGGATTATGGAGCATCCGGATAGTCTGTCCGAGAGACCCAAGATCTTCTCCGAGACCAGCCTTTTGGCTGGAGATCGAGAGAAGGGCCTTTGTCACAGCCTCATTTCTGCGATTGGTCGGTATGAAAGGCACATTAGTGTGCTGAGTAATACCGATGGTGCCATTAATAAAACAATTTGACACCAAACCAATAGGGGTATCCCCCCTATAACCGCCAGCAGAGGTTTTGGCATACACATCGACCCACTGGCCAGCGAAAAATCGCTTGCCAGAGGTGCTTTGTGAGGCACCGGGCTCAATAAACGATTTGCTCCTGCTATATGCAGTGGCTCGTCGAAACCGAGACCCATCAGCGAAAACAATCCAACTACCACCCACTTTCGGGGGGCTATTCACGCATGCTAAGCGGAAGTCATTACGAGTTCCGTTAACAGGTGCTTTGCCCGTCGTCTTGTAGGAAATAGTAGATTGTCCATACTGATAGGTAAGTGCCATGACGTTCATCCTTCAAGGAGGCGTCGTGAGACGGGGGTGATTACATCCCCACGGGACCCGAATGGGT